CCTGTCATAGGTTCACCTTATAGCCCTGCAAACCCTGTATCCAATAACATTAAAGACATAGAAAACTTAACATATTTTGACAGAACAGCATGGTTAAGCTCATTAGCTGCAAGTGAATGGCATAAAGATGAGATGGACAAGTGCTGGGATAGACTAAAAGGACAATTAGATGGCGTTTACTAACTATACCTCGTTTGTAACTACGGTAGAAAACTACTTAGCACGAACAGACTTAACATCACAGATACCTGACTTCATTCAGATGGCACAATTTAGAATGACTCGTGATTTAAGAACAGAAAGAATGTTAAAAGTCGCTACTGCTGACACTACAGATAGCACAGTAGGCTTTCCTACAGACTTTTTAGAAGTCAGAGAAATACACATGTTAGGTAACCCACCTGTGTTACTAGAGTTTCAGTCACCTGACTTATTCTTTAGAGATGGTCAAACAACATTATCAGGCAGACCTCACTATTTTACAATGTTAGGTACAGAATTTAAGTTTGCACCAGGTCCTGATACAAGCTACACAGTTCAAATTTTATATTATGCTCAACCTACATTTATCTCTAGCACAACAGCTAGTAATTTGTTCTTAGCATACTATCCAGATGCTCTACTTTACGCAACTCTAGCAGAGGCAGAACCATATCTTATGAACGACCAAAGAATTGCTACATGGTCTGCTTTATACGATAGAGCAATTGCGAATATTAAGAAGAGTGATTTAGGTGCAACATATCCATACACAACATTAAGCGTAACACCAAGATAAAGGAAAAATCATGGCAGAAATGAGTAACTTTTTAGAGAACGCACTTATAAATGCAACTCTACGTAATACAACATATACATCAGTCGCAACAGTCTATGTATCACTATGGACTTCAGACCCTACAGACGCAGGTAGTGGTACAGAAGTAAGTACATCTGGCACAAGTTATGCCAGAACAGCAGTTACATTTGGAGCACCTTCAGGTGGTGCATCTACAAACTCTGCTGACGTTACCTTCCCAACAGCAACAGCTTCATGGGGAACAGTAGGTTGGATTGGTATTAATGATGCAGCAACATCAGGAAATCTTTTATACCATACAGCTTTGGATACAGCTAAAGCTATTGACTCTGGCGATATTTTTAAGATTTCAACAGGTAACCTTTCAGTTACATTAGCGTAAGGATAAATCATGGCTCTAGTCGTTAAAGATAGGGTAAGAGAAACCACTACGACCACAGGCACAGGCACAATTACATTAGGCGGTGCTGCTACAGGCTTTCAATCATTCTCTGTTATTGGTGATGCTAATACTACGTTCTATACTATTCAGTTATCTAATACGAATGAATGGGAAGTAGGTATAGGAACTTACACGTTATCAGGCACTACTTTATCTCGTGATACTATATTAGAGTCTAGCAATGGTGGAACTGCAGTTAATTTTAGTGCAGGTTCTAAAGATGTATTTGTTACTTACCCTGCTGAAAAAGCAATTTATTTAGGTAATTTACCTACAAAAATGGTAGTCACAAAAAGAGATACAACTACTGCTGACGTTGCTTTAGCTAATGGATTTTTACCTGTATTAAATAGAAGTGGCTCAACAATTAATGTTACAGTAAGTTAAGGAAAATTATGGCAACTCGTTATGGATTAGTGCTTAATGGCACAACAATACAAGAATTACAGTCAGGCGATACTATTATTGGCTTAACTTCTAGTACAGCACTTCAAAAAGGTGATGGCTCTACTGGAATTACTGCGGCTTCTGCTGGTACAGACTATGCAGCACCAGGCACAGCAGCTACATTCACAGCATCACAACGTGGCACAGTCACTACAGACAATGATGGTTCATTTGATATGAACGTAACTAATAACTTCTCATGCACACCTTCAGGAACATTTGCTCTTACCTTTACTAATATCACAGCAGGTCAGTCAGGTTATGTTCTCTTAATTAATACTGGTGGTCATGCAGTTACAGCAGCAGCAACTACTAAAGTAAATACATCATTCTTAACTACAGTATCAGCAGCAGGAACATACTTATTGTCATACTTTTCTAATGGCACTAATGTATATGTCACTACTGGTGGAGCAATGGCTTAATGGCTATTTTAAACAATAGTAATGCCATCTCTAGTGGTGGTTATGATATAAATAACTCACTTCGTATAAGAAGAAGTAATAATGCTTACTTATCAAGAACACCTGCTAGTGCTGGCAATCAGCAAACTTGGACATATTCTGCTTGGGTTAAAAGAGGTTTATTAGGAAGTATTCAAGATATTTGGCACGCAAATGGTTCAGGAACGTCTGAAAATGACTACTTTGCTTTTGATAGTGACACTTTACAATTTAGAATTAAAAACAGTAATAGTGTAGTTTGTGAATTAATTACAACACAAGTATTTAGAGACCCTTCTGCTTGGTATCACATTGTACTTGCATGGGACTCTACTCAAGCTACATCCTCTAATAGAGTTAAAATATATGTAAATGGAACTCAAATAACAGCATTTACTACTGCTACATATCCTGCACAAAATACTAATACAAATTCTTATAACAGTACTGTTTTACATACTATAGGAACTCAATGGTATAATTCAACTTTAAGTAATTATTATGATGGTTATATAACAGAAGTAAACTTTGTCAACGCACAAGCCCTAACACCATCATCATTTGGCGAAACAGATACAACGACAGGTTCATGGAAACCTAAAGCCTACACAGGCGCTTATGGCACTAATGGCTTCTACCTTAAATTCTCTGACATAGCTACTACATCAGGTTCTAATGCAGGTCTAGGTAAAGACTTTAGTGGTAACGCTAACTACTGGACTACTAATAACATATCTGTAACTGCTGGCACAACCTATGATGCTATGATAGACAGTCCTACGCTAACAAGTGCGACTGTTGCTAATTACTGTGTGCTTAACCCTTTAGCTAACCCAAATAACCCAACAGTTACCATTACAAGCGGAAACCTTAACTTTAGTTATTCAGCAGGAACATCAAATAAATTAAGTGTAGTTGGTTCAATAGGTGTTAATTCAGGTAAATACTATTATGAATTTACTGTTGGCTCGCCAAATAACTGTCAAATTGGTATTACCGAAGGTTTGGTTGTTGGTGGAAGTGCCAACGGAACAACTTTTATTAACTATTACTCAGGTGGTATTAACAACTCAGTAGGTTCTGTAAGTGGCAGTCCAGCATCATTTACTGCTGGCGATATTATTGGTGTTGCTTATGACATGACAACCCCAGCGGTTTACTTTTACAAAAATAATACTTTACAAGCAACTGTAACTAGCTTTTCATCATTTACAGCTTTTCCTTTAAGCTCTCCTGAAACTGGTGCTGCAAATGGTTCAGGAGTATTTAACTTCGGACAACGACCATTCAGCTACACACCACCTACAGGCTTTGTAAGACTAAACACATATAACCTACCTGATAGCACTATCAAAAAAGGTAATACTGTGATGGATGCAACGCTATATACAGGAACAGGTGCTACACAGTCTATTACTAATGCAGGTGGTTTCAAACCTGATTTGGTATGGGCTAAAACTAGAAGTACTGTTTCATCTAACTTGTTATATGACTCAATTCGTGGTGTAAATGTATATTTATCTAGTAACCAAACTGCCGCAGAAGCTACACTTGCAAACTCATTAACAGCATTTAATTCTAATGGATTTACTGTAGGTTCTGATAGCAATATTAATGGAAGTGGTGTAACTTATGTAGGTTGGCAATGGCAAGCTGGACAAGGCACAAATACAACAGGAACAGGAACAGGCGGAATTACAAGTGTAACTCAATCTGTAAATACAACTGCTGGCTTTAGTATTGTAACTTATACAGGTTCAGGTTCTAACGGAACAGTAACGCATGGTTTAGGTGTTGCCCCAAGTATGATTATTATCAAAGCTAGAGCTGGAGCAGACGCTTCAACTAGGTCATGGTCTATATATAATAAAAATCTTGGGAACACAAGTGTCATTTGGTTAGATTTAACTTCAGCAGTAAATACGTCAAGACCTTTATATTGGAATAGCACTAGCCCAACATCTTCAGTATTTTCTATTGGGACAGATACTGACGTAAATAGAAGTTCCCAGACTTATGTAGCATATTGCTGGGCAGAAATAGCAGGGTTTAGTAAGTTTGGTTCTTACACAGGCAATGCTTCTACAGATGGTCCTTTTGTTTACACAGGATTTAGACCTAAATTTGTTTTACTTAAAAGAACAGATAGCACATCTAATTGGTATTTATTTGATACTGCAAGGAATACATTTAATGTAATGAAAGATGAATTATTACCAAACTCAACTAATGCCGAAGCAGACAATACAAGACATATAGATACTTTATCTAATGGCTTTAAAATTAGAGCTGATAATGCAAGTCAAATTAATGCTAGTGGTGCAACAATGATTTACATGGCATTTGCCGAAAACCCATTTAAAAACGCTAACGCAAGATAACAGGAGTAACAAATGTTTTTACTAAACGGAAATAGATTAGCAGAGGGAACATCCTTTTATGATGCTAATGGAACACAATACCCACCACAATGGCTTAATGTTTCTACAGAAGAACAAAAAGCAGCTATTGGTATCACATGGGTAGCAGATGCTGTTCGTGCAGATGATAGATTTTATTGGGATGGTGATGTAAACAACCCTAAAGCATTAGAAGATAAACTTGAAGTTAAAGAAGATGGCTCACCACTCTATAAACAAGTCTATGATAAAGCTACAGAGTCTATGGTTGACACTACAAAACAAGTAGTAACTAAAGGCTTAAAGTCTAACTTTATTGCACAAGTTAAAGATACAGCAGGTAAACTACTTAACGCTACCGATTGGTATGTTATTCGTAAAGCTGAAAGAAGTATAGATATCCCTTCAGAAGTAGCTTTAAAACGCACACAAATCATCACAGAGTCAAATAGATTAGAAACTGATATACAAGCATCAACTACTGTAGAAGCTCTTATAGAGGTATTAAACGCACAAAACTGGGGTGAATAATGTTTGGTATAAGTGCATTTGCTGAAACCTCGTTTAGCACGTTAGGTAAGATAGGAGGCATAGTATTAGCCTCTGCTCAAGTAGATGCAAACGCAATTGTTACTGCTAACGCTAATGCGATAAAACCATTTAGTGCTGCTATTACAGCAGACGCAACAGTTACAAGTGATGCAACAAGAATACGATTAAATACTGGTTCTGTAAACGGAACTGCTAATGTAAGTGCTGTTTACTTACGCATAAGAAATGCTGTAGGTTCAATTACAGGTAATGCTACTGTAACTGCACTAGGTTCGTTTGCAATTAGTGGTTCAGCATCTATTACTGCTAACGGTTCAGTAGAACTCAATTATGTAGTGATTAGAACAAATGCTGCAAGCATTACAGGAAATGCAACTGTATCTTGTTTAGGCGGATATGTAGTAAGTGGTAATGGACAAATAGTCGCTAATGCAAGTGTCTATTGTTTAGGTGGTATTGTAGCAGGTGCAAGTGCATCTATAACCCCTATAGCCACAGTTACAGCAAACGGAATTATACAAGGTGAAGGATGGACACCTGTCACACCATCTTCAGATACATGGACACCATCATCAGCAAGTTCAGACACATGGACAACAATTTCACCATCATCAGATACATGGCTTAGACAAGGATAAAAAATGGCAAAAACCAAAATTTCAGAATTTAGCACAACAGCAGCAGATAATACGGATATCACTAATATCAATATTGCTGAAGGTTGTTCACCAGCTAATTTAAACAACGCTGTTCGTAGTTTAATGGCATTACTAAAAGACCAACAAACAGGTTCTAGTGG